TCGCTATTATGTTGAAAGAAACCCAAATGCAACTAGAGAAGTTATTCAAACTGTAAGAGCCTATGAGTTTTACCTACAACATCCGACATTATGACATTTTCAAGACCTATTTTAGCAACAGATAAGACCAAACTAAATTGGTGGAATTATTGGATTGAACACTGTTGGTTGACAGGGTGGACATCCATTTATAACAATTTTCATACCTGGATGGATCTTGTATGGTTTCCCGAAAATCAAAAGAATTATGCTCTTCAAGATAAGGATAACCCTTTTGAAGAATGCTATTTAACTTTCTGGTATGATTTGAATGAAGATGATACCTATCCTAAAGAATTTTTAGAGGATTTGATGGAAATGACCGCAAACATTAATCTGGACGACTGTGTTCCATTGGATGAAAATTTCTTTGATGATCTTGAGGATCTTTACAATGATTAAACTATTCACCTTTAATAAGGCCGACGATTACTCTTTCGGTTTTTTGTGTACTTCTCGGGGAACTCTAATTCAAATTTCTTTTGACTATGATACTAAACCCGCGCTCTGGCCCTATTGGCAGATAAGCATGGGTGGAAATCAAATTCTTAGCTTCTTCTGTTATTTTTGGAAAGTTGGGCTTTCAATTGACCTTTTGGGCCACACTTGGCCGGAATTAAATGAACATTAAAATTGATTACAGAACCGAAACCAATTCTTATGAATGGGTATTGTATGATGGACCTGATGGTATTGATGATTATTGCGGGCGAGCGAATAGCCTTGGGGAGGTATTTGAGAGAATTATTTACTATAGAACCATTAATGCCTTAAATTATACTGAGACCACTCACGATGAAAATTGATTTAGATAAACTCTCCTTTGCGGAGCTGCAACAACTTCAAACAGACATTGAAACCCATATGGCATCTCGTAAAGATATGAGATATTATAAGGTTACTTTTTATGTTGGGTTTAATATAGCTATTGACGATTGTAATGAATTAAGTACGCCCAATGCTTTCTGTGATTATTTTACGGAGCACATAGCCAACTTTCTTTACGACGAGTTTGCATTAGGGGAACATGAAGATGTTTCCAGTTGCAATGTAGTAGAGTTGAAACCAGAAGAGTTTCCCGATTTGTTTAAGCTATGACAATAAAACGGATTCAATTTAATGCCAGTAGCGATTTTGTTGATCGCTTAGAAGAGCTATCAGCAAGCATGAAAGTACCGAAAGAGGAGGTAATTAGAGCCGCAATTGATACCCTTGAGCTGGTAGTAGCCGCAGATCTAGAAGGAAAGGGATTTGTGTTCGTACCAAAAGAGTAAATCGTAAACAGATGAATATTACACACGAAAGACTTTATGAATTTCATATTACCGCGTATGAATCTTCAATCCAGGAACTATCAAAGAATGATATTCCTATCATTGGAATTGAAGCACTTGCCCCAAGCGGTTACGCAGTTCAATTGGATTGGATGACTTCCTATACAGACTTTTTTATTCACAAGAATCTGCAATTAATTATATTGGAGTGCTTTTGAAAAAAATTAATTTTACTCCCATTTATAGAGTAAAAGTGGAAACTCCTTACGATAATTCTTTGATTATGGAAGAATTTAAATATATTGAGACCCATTTAAATTCTTTAGATAATAATCTACCAAAAAGTAGAAACATTATTACTAATAAAATTATTTCTACCGATAGAACTTATAACTTCAAAGAATTTCATTCTTTTGCCGAACGTTATAATACATCAAAAGTTGAATTGTGTGTTATGGATACAAATATCTATCACGACCATAATTGGTTTATGTTTTATGATAGTATTCCAAAATTTGGTGGGACACTCACTCAACTGACATAAAATAAACATTTAACACAAGGAAAATTATGAACGACTTAAAACTACCCTCTTATTTACTACAACATTATCCGTTTTCTAATACTCATAGTAAATTTAGCGAAAAAATAAATGATCCCAAAATATTGTGGTATCCTCAATATTATCTTGGACCAAACTATCAATCTGTTATTGACTTTTGGAAATATATTGATACTCTTACGGAAAAACAATGGGATGAAGTAGAAATACGGTTCAATAATTTTTCCGAGCGCCGTGGAATGCTTTCTGCTGCAGATGCAGCCTTAGATGAGGCTATTGGAACAAATAACTTAAGCGCAGCCAAACTTTTAACCTGGCTAAATTCTAGAAAAGCCACTGAAAGTGTTTCTTGGAATACTAGACAAGAAGCAGAAAATAATGCAAAAGAGGTAGCAGATGCTGTCTTTGTTGATTATCCATGTTCAAATGTAAACCCTTCACCGATTAATAATGTTAATGACCAGTATGATGCACTATTGCAATCATCTTACGGCTATAACCCAGCCAATAGTTGTTGGTCTTCTTTAACACTACCGGTCACCTCTGCCGTAGTAGCAGCATCATGTGAATTAATTGGGTGGCATATTCTAGAAAATCGGGGCCAGCAACCAGTTTTCTTTCCTATGTTTGATAACCTGGACACTCCCTCAACTGACACAACACCCCTTGACTAATCCACAAAAAGTGTTACCATACATACACAAGCAGGTCAGGGATTCCTAACTTGCTCCCGTGCTTACCGAGACTTTGCACATCAAATACGTCTCTCATATCTTCTCTGGGGGAGAGAAGAAATAATAATCACGTTCGTCCCTACGAACTTTTTCTACCCTTTTTTCAAATATGACCGCTACAATTGCTACACGTTCGGAGAGTAATCTCTGGGAGCAATTTTGTTCCTGGGTTACTTCAACGAACAATCGTTTATATGTGGGATGGTTTGGAGTTCTTATGATTCCTTGCCTTCTTGTTGCTACTATTTGTTTTATTGTTGCATTTATTGCAAATCCACCAGTAGATTTAGATGGGGTAAGAGAACCAATTGCCGGTTCACTTATGTATGGAAATAATATTATTTCCGCTGCAGTTTTGCCCACATCAAATGCTATCGGTCTTCATTTTTACCCAATTTGGGAAGCCTCAAGTATTGAAGAATGGTTATACAATGGAGGAAGTTGGCAACTTATTGTATTCCATTTTCTTATTGGTATTTGGACTTACCTTGGACGCGAATGGGAACTATCATTTCGACTGGGTATGAGGCCGTGGATTGCAGTTGCTTATTCTGCTCCTGCAATTGCCGCAACTTCAGTATTGTTCATCTATCCTTTTGGGCAGGGTTCTTGGAGTGATGCACTTCCTCTTGGAATCAGTGGTACGTTTAATTTTATGATGGTGCTACAGTCTGAGCATAATGTACTATTTTCACCATTCCACATGGCTGGGGTTGCTGGAGTTTTTGGTGGTGCTCTTTTTGCAGCACAACACGGTTCATTGGTCACAAGTTCTATTATTCGTGAAACCTCTGAAACTGAGTCTCAAAATTATGGTTACAAATTTGGCCAGAATGAAGAGACTTATTCAATTGTAAATGCTCATGCGTATTTCGGTAGGCTATTCTGGCAATACGCCTCATTTAATAACTCTCGCTCTTTGCACTTTCTATTGGCAGCCTGGCCTGTTGTAGGAATCTGGCTTGCCTCCGTTGGCGTTATGTGTTTCTCCTTCAATGTCAATGGATTTAACTTTGTCCATAGCATTCAGGATAATCAAGGAAGAACCATTCCATCCTGGGCCGATGTATTAAATCGGGCCAATTTGGGAATTGAAACCGTTCACGAAAAAAATTCACATCAATTTCCATTGGATCTTGCTAAATCTTCTTCTTATGAAGTCGCTTTAAAGTCTCCAGATATTGGTTGATTTGAAACTGGAATAATGGTATAGTAAAAGGAACTCTTCGGAGTTCCTTTTACTTAAATAGAAGTAACCGTGAGCGGCAAAAATTAACTCAAAATATACAGACGAAGATAGAAAAATTTGGGAAGAAATGTATATTTCTGGATTATCATCCCACGAAATTGCAAGACAACTTAATATCCCCAAACCAACTGTATATAAACATTTACAAAAATGTGGTATTACAAGAAACTGGTCCGAATGGCAAAGGGGGAAAGAACCTTGGAATAAGGGGTTAAAGGGGGCGCAAATTCCTTGGAATAAAGGAATGAAAGGTGCTTATTCATCCCCCCAAAAAGGAAAACCAAATCCAGCGGCAAGAGTTCCTTGCTCACCCGAAAAGGCAAAGAAAATCAGAAATTCTTGGAAGAAGAAACTTGATGAAGGTTGGGTTGGTTTCGGTGGATATGGCAGATTGCCCACAGAAGAGCAAAGGGAACTTCCTTGCTTTTTATATCTGGTTCGTTATATCGTTGATGAAGGAACTCATTTTAAATTAGGTATAACAGTACGAAGTCCACAAGAAAGACTAAAAAAGCATCTAATTTCAATAGTAAATATTTATAAATCTACATTGGGTGAATGTTTTGATATAGAACAACAGCAACTTAAATATGCAAAAGATAATGGGTGGAGATATTCAAGTCATTCAACAACTGAACTCATAAAACCTGAAGGTATTCCCCATATTTTAGAGGTATTTTCAAAATTAAAAACGCCTCTTGACCAATCTAATTAAGAACCCCCATCACTATGAACGAAGAACAATTTTATCGAAAAATCAAGAATTCCATCAAAGAAAAAAAAACTTATAATTGATGCTGTTAGTTTTCAACCAGTAGATTTCATCTCGTAAATGGACGCATAAGATTCATACAAATTAGAAAGTTCTCTAATGTCCATTTCACAAATTACTTACTAAGTCTATTTATCCCGGTCTTAATTTATACTATTTTCGTTTTGGTTGAGTTTTGGTTTTCCTCTGAAAAGCCTTTGGCAATAAATGATGAAATTCCTTTTCCGTTTTGGGCGCCCTAACAATCCCAGATGAATCTTTCACTCTTTTCTTTGTGGCATAATCTCTATCCATTGCAACTGAAAAGTGATCTTTTCCCCAAATATCAGTTCCTCTCTGTCCATCAGTTTTAACGGCTTTTGCCGGAACATTCGGCTTAATACTTTTAGTTGGAACCAAGAGTTCTAAAGTCTTCGGCTTTTCGCTATATCTTGCCCCAAATCCCGATGCAATTCCTCTTGATGTTGAAGTATAAACCTCTGGTGACTTAAATCCATGCTTTTTAATTTTCTCAGCAGATTCTGGAGACGTTCCGTGATACAGCCTAGTAAAACGTAATTTTTTAGGTGCCTCGTTTATAAACTGATTAAAAGATTTCATAGTCCCAACTTTTGTGCGGCTCTTTCCATTCTACTGGGAAGGGTTCTTTTTCGTGCTTCCTTTTTAATAAGTTCTGGATTAGCTCTTCGCTCTTGAGCATATTCAATATCTCTCTGCCGTTGAGCCTCTCTTTCACGCTGACGGGCTCGGGCCTCTTCTCTGCGGTCGTTTTGAGCAGTTATTTTCTGTGCTGCACCTGGAATTTTTCTGCCTCTAGTTGTAGCCCTAGTGGCTGCAATGGCCTCAGAAAGAAATTCTTCAAATGTCTTGTTTGGTTGCATCTTTTTATTTTATTTATCTTTTGGTTGTCTAATATGTGTATCTCTCGTGGTAAAGTCTTTGTTTCTTCCTTTATTGGGCTTGAAGCCAAAATTTTTATAAAATGTGTCCAACTTTTTCTTATAACCTGGAGCTGGGGCCTGATTTAAAGATACTTTAGAGCCCTGTTTATCTGCTAATTTTGTGACTCCTTTCATAACTCTACCACCAATGCCTTTACTCCTTAAATGAGATGGCACAAATAAGTCGTGAACTCTTATATGATTTTTATTTTGAGAAGCATATACGTTGACGCCTTTATAATTTGGTCTTCTTTCCCAGTTTTTGCTGATAGTTTTTAAGGCATCGGGTTTTGGTTGATTTGCCTCAAACAAAAATTCTTCAAATGTTTTCATTCTACTTTACCCATCATACGATTTGTAACGGGGCTCATTTTACTGGCATTGGGAAGTAGCTTTTTATATAACTTAGCTCTGGAATTTCTTCCGGCTTTTTCTGGACCACCACTTTGAGTTTGTCCAGGTTTTCCAATAACAACATCACCAGACTTTGCCCCGGCCTTTTTAATTTCTCTTGGAACATTTTCAACAGCCTTTTTGAGATTTTGAGTTCTCTTTTTGATATTCTCAAAATCCCCGTGACCTCTTTCTAAATTTGGAACAATATCAGTGGTAAATACTGCGCCCTTTGGGTTTCTACGATTCTTGGTTACTTGCTTTCTTAGTTGATTTGCCCTAAATGCTCTTTCCGAATTTTTAACGACTACGTTTTTACCATTAATAGTATTGACTTTTGGAGTTTCTCCTGCCGCATAATGCGCGGGATTTTTATATTTTCTAATCTCTATTGAGACATCATCTGGATCAGAAGTTGTGTGAATATGTTCATCACTTCCACCCCGGATTTTGGCCCTAGTCCCCATTCTTCTCTTTAGAATTTTTGAAAGATTTTCACCCCTTTGTTGCCTTCTTTCTCTTGAACTACTCGCTCCGTGCTTAGCTTCATTGATAAATTCATCAAAAGTTTTCATTTAGAATTCCTGGCTAAGTTTTCAATAAAACTCTCGCTCATAACATTAAGAATCACATTCAAAGATTCCTGAGAATCAACAAAACCCTCATTGAATAAAATATCTGCAACGATTTCTTTGTATTCTTTCATTAACTTATCACGTTCACTCTTAAATTCTCTTTCAGCCTCATCTGTTTGGGTTCTATTTGTCTTTCCGTGAGCTGGTGGTTTACTCAATTTAGCGGACTTCTTTGCAATGAGCTTCTTCAGTTCGGCAGTATCAATAGACATTCATTTACTCTACGTTCTTCAAATTATTTATGTTTGAAGAGCACCTATATAGGACGCATTATTGCAAAAGCAAACAATATGGCAAAGGGGTTTCAAATTAAGGAGAGGCAACCAACAGTTGCTGAGCCTGAATGGGATTATAATAAAATCAAGCAAAAGATGCAGGGTAAATCTATAGTTTTATGTCTACCTGGAAGAGGTTGCTCTTATAACTTTCTAAAAAATTTCGTGCAGTTGTGTTTTCAAATTGCCCAGAATAATATGCAATTGCATATTCAACAAGATTATAGCAGTATGGTAAATTTTGCCCGATGTAAGGTTCTCGGGGCTAATGTACTAGCCGGCCCACATCAGGTTCCTTGGCAGGGCCAAATAGAATATGATTATCAAATGTGGATTGATAGCGATATTGCATTCACTCCAGAGAATTTTTGGCAATTATGTGATCTTGCTCTCCCGGATGAGGCGGTTACATACGATGAGGTGCGAGATGATGAAGGTAAACTACTAGGATTACATCAACATATTGATCAATCTAAGACTAGGGCTATTGCATCTGGTTGGTATTCAACCGAAGACCGCGAACATACCGCATGTGCATTTTGGTTGGAATCCGATGAATTTGTCAAGAACAAAGGAATGATGAATATGGAAAAGATTGAAACTATGCTATCGCGCAAGAAGCCATTTACTTGTGATTATGTTGGTGGTGGTTGGCTGATGGTTCAAAAGGGTGTATTTGAGAGTATGGAATATCCCTGGTGGCCGCCGTTGCTCCAGACCTTTAATAATGGTGAGATTGTTGATTATTGCGGTGAAGATGTTGGCTTCTGCTTGACCGCAAAAGAAAAAGGGATTCCAGTGTGGGTAGATCCACGAATTAGAGTTGGCCACGAAAAGACTTTCGCAATTTAAAAATGATTAACATTCTATACGACGGTAAGGTAATTCACAAACAGGTATCTGAAGAGGAATCTCTTGTTATACTAGTTGAATTAGCCGAAAAAGCCTATAAAGGCGAAATTGATGAAGACAAAGTAGATTTTAATTACGTTTAGGAGAAAAAACCATGGCAGCAAAGACAAAGAGTTCAAGCGACATTCAATCTAGACCAAAGAAGTCTAGACAGGGCGATGGAAAGCATACAAAATATGCTTCTACTAGCTCAAATAAGGCCCGAAAGCGTTATCGCGGGCAAGGTTGACATTAAAAAGTAAAAGCCCCCGATTTGGGGGCTTTTACTTTTTAATTCATTTAGCGGATTTATAGTCTTCAACAATAGCATCAACCCAACTCTCGCTCATATGAGCCATCATAATCTCGGCATTTTCAACGGATTCACAAAGACCCTCATCAAGAAGATATTCTAGAACTAGATCATATAGATCGGTGGATTCATTGGTAGATCTCAGTTTTGATTGCGATTCCTTTTCAGTTTTATATTCATCGGGCTCTCCAGACTTTTTTGACTTGGATCGTGCAGTTGTCCTTTTTACAAATTCTGCACCAACTTTAGCCATTTTAGGGTCTCTATAACCATGAGGATCTTCTTTCGTGCCCATCCCCATGCCACCCCGTTTTGAGAGTTTGGCTAAATATTCTTTTCTATTGAATTTTGGATCGGTATAGCCCTCTTTCATCTCATCAAGCTCCTCTACTTCTTCAGTATAAACACTTCTATAAGATTCATACAAACCCTTAAAATCTACGCTTTCCATTTTAGTTCATCAATGTAACATTATTTAGCTAAATAGGATCAGTCAATAGACATTACAATGGAACAACTAAAATTAATCCGAGAAGTAGACAGTGAAGAATTCATGGAATCTTCTCTAGAAGAAGAAACAGAGTTATTTGAACGCAGTGAAACTAAAGATAAAGAAAAAGTTTTATTGGGCTAATAAATAGATATAATGATTACTTTATAATAATGGCAGTAGAGCGAAAAAGCCAATCTTTTAAAGACATTTCTTCTTCCTTTAAGGTTAGCCCTTTAACATTCGATCTTATTGTCCTAAAAAATGAAACGGCAATATCTCGCTCTATTCGTAATCTAGTATATACACTACAGGGTGAGAGATTTTTTCAAAGTAATCTTGGATGTAGTGTTTCTAGAAGCTTATTTGAAAACCTAACCGAATCTACTGCTTCTAATATTCAAAGTGAAATTGATAATACGATAAGAAACTATGAGCCTAGAGTATCATTATCATCTGTTGACGTAAATCCTAATTATGATGAAAATGCCTACGATGTTGTCATAAGATATGATATTATCGGAATTGATGCCCAGCCTCAACAATTAACCTTTGCTCTTCAACCAACACGTTAATGGCTACATCACCCATAGTCAATTTCACCACATTAGATTATGACCAAATTAGGATAGCTCTAAAAGAGTATCTAAGGTCCAATTCAAACTTTACTGATTATGATTTTGAAGGCTCAAATCTATCGGTAATTATAGACGTTCTTGCATATAATACCTACACAAATGCCTTTATTGGAAATATGCTTTCCAATGAGGCATTTCTTGATAGTGCGACTTTAAGAGAAAATGTCGTTTCCGCCGCCAGAGAAATCGGCTACTTGCCGAGGAGTTCTACTGCAGCACGGGCTAATATTTCTTTTTTCGTTGACACTTCTTCTTTTTCCTCTAAACCTATCTCACTGACACTGAAAAAGGGCCTTGTTTGTTCATCTCTGGCATTTGGCAACGAATCTTATACCTTTTCTATTGCAAACGACATAACCGTACCGGTTGTAAATGATATTGCTCTTTTTGATTCAATTGAGATTATTGAAGGCTCATTCGTAATTAATAGCTTTACCGTTGATTCTTTGAATCCTGCACCTCCGCAAAGATATATTTTAGATAATCCAAAAATTGATACTTCAACTATAAGAGTAACTGTAAGGAATAGTATCTCTACAACGACCTCAAATAAGTTTACCGTTGCGGATAATCTTTTTAATGTAAATTCTAACTCAAAGATATTTTTCATTCAAGAAATTGAAGACCAAAGATATGAACTTATTTTTGGTGATGGCATATTTGGGGTTGCTCTAAACAATCAGAATTATATTGAGGTTTCATATGTTACTACTAATGAGTCTAATGCTAATGGGGTATCTTCTTTTTCATTTATTGGGCGACTTGTAGATAATAACAACATATCTGTGTCATCTGGTGTTTCTGTAATTACTACCAACATTGCATCAAGTGGCGGCAAGGAAATTGAATCTATTAATTCAATTAAAAAACTCGCACCTAAAAACTATGCGGCTCAAGGACGGTGTGTAACGTCTGAGGATTATGAATCAATCATTCCGCGAATTTATCCAGAAACAGAAAGTGTAACCGCTTATGGTGGTGAGACTTTATCCCCGCCCCAATATGGTAAAGTGTTCATCACAATCAAACCATTTTATGGTAATTTCGTTCCAAATAGCATTAAAGATAATCTCAAAAAAAAGTTAAAGCTTTACACGGTAAGCGGAATAGTTCCCGAAATTATTGATCTTAAATACCTTTTCATTGAAGTCTTCAGTAACGTATATTACAATCCAAATCTTGCCCCATCACCAGATTATGTTAAGAGCATAGTGACGGACAATATACAAAAATATTCGAAATCTTATGACCTGAACAGTTTTGGGGCTAGATTTAAGTATAGCAGATTTCAAAAACTGATTGATGACAGCCATGCTTCTATAACCTCAAATATAACAAAAATTCAATTGAGAAGAGATGTAAGAGTAGTTTTGAATACCTTTGCGATTTATGAAACTTGTTTCGGTAATTCATTTCACATTAAAAATATCAATGGTTACAACATAAAGTCATCTGGATTTAATGTCAGTGGAATTTCTGACACCGTTTACATATCAGATAGGCCCTCGGATGAATATACCGGTACATTATTTCTATTCACCAATAAAGATGCACCCATTATAATCAGAAATAATGTCGGGACCATTGATTACACATCAGGAGAGATTAAAATAAGTTCAATAAATATTTTATCAACCGTTAAAAATAATGTCATTGAAATTTCAGTAATTCCAAAATCAAACGATGTAATAGGACTACAAGACTTATATCTCCAAATGGATCTCAATTATTCTACGATAAATATGGTTACAGATGATATATCCTCAGGTGGTGATATATCGGGTTCAAGCTTCATTACATCTTCAAGTTATCTAAATGGAACATCAACGCGATAAAAAATGAAAGTTAAAATAAGCTCTGTAGTTGAAAGCCAAATTCCATCTTTTCTAAGAGAGGAATCGCCACTATTGGTGGAGTTTATACGGCAATATTTTGTTTCTGGTGAATATAAAGGAGGGCCGTTTGATTTAATTCCCAATATTGATCAATATACGAAATTAGAAAATCTAACAAACAATATACAGTCAACAGTCTTAGGTACAGACATTTCATTTATCGATACTGATATTACAGTAACCTCAACTAAAGGATTTCCAGATTCATATGGCCTGTTAAAGATTGATTCCGAAATTATTACATATAATTCAAAAACTGATACGACTTTTGTTGATTGTGTAAGAGGATTTTGTGGCGCATCGAACTATGATTTAGAATTTTCAACATCAGAATCCGCTGGCCATTTGCGCAATACTATTGTAGAAAATCTTAGTGTTCTTTTCCTTAATAAATTCCTAGAAAAGCTAAAGAAACAGCTCATTCCAGGTTTTGAAGGACGAGAATTTACAGATGAATTAAACCAAACAACTTTCATTCAAAGGTCAAAAGATTTCTATGCCTCCAAGGGTACAGCTCGGGCGTTTGAGATACTATTTGGGGCTCTTTATGGGGAACCAGTAAAAGTAATAAAGCCAAGAGAATATCTTTTCACACCATCCGATGCCGAATATAGAGTATCAAAAGATTTAGTTGTTGAGCCTATATTTGGTGACCCGTCTCTTCTGGAGAACAGAACTTTATTTCAGGATGAAACAGAAAATTACAGTAAAGCTACAGGGTCAATTAGTAAAGTAGAAAAAATAAATCGTGGTGGTAAGACCTACTATATTATTAGTCTAGATTATGATTTTAATCGAAATACGAATGAAATTGGAGAATTTTCGGTTCATCCTAAAACTCAACTGACAAGTTCAGCACTCATTGGTGCCACGACTTTAGATGTAGATTCTACAGTTGGATTTCCACACTCGGGTTCTTTGTTATCGAGTGATAATTCTATTATAAACTACAGCTCAAAATCTATAAACCAATTTTTTGGCTGTTCCGGCATTCTACTTGATCTAAATGCTGGTGATACAGTTGCGGTAAATGCTTTTGCCTACGGTTATAGCGGCCAGAATACATCAGATATTGTGAGTGTTCGTGTAACTGGTGTTATTGGCGATTTTGAGGAAAGCTTTAATGCTTACCAAATAAATGTGGGGGATAATATAAGGCCAAAATCTTTAGGAAAATTTAGTAATGATATTCGCTCAAAAAATTGGTTATACAATATTCCGAACTGCTACATTTTAGAATCAATACGGCTATTAGACTCACTGACGAGCCAGTATGAGTTTAAAACAATTGATGTGAATTCCCTAAATGTTGGTGATATAATCAAAATTTTCTATAAAAATGGGGCGAGTGTGCAAACCTCAATCTATTCTAAAATAAATTTCAATACATTTATCGTTCAGGGGCAAGGTGAACTAGTTTTCTCAAATATTGATTATATTGAGAGGAAAATAGCGAGAGCTTTAACCACAGATTTTCCAGATGTTGGCAATTATCAGGCGAATGTTCAAAATGTATATGTAGATTCATCCGAAAACTATTACGTTTCCGCGCCGTCTATTCCGAGCTATTTTCAAGAACCTTTGGAAGTTAATGCGCGGGGGATTAATTTAAATGGCACTTTTGATGGAACAGTAATAAACTATACAAATCATGGATTCTATACAGGCGATGTTGTAGTTTATAATTATACTTCTAACAATCTTGGAATTGCAAAAGGAATTTATTATACCAAGAGAGTCACAAAAGACTCCTTTTCATTGGCAACAAGTAGAACAAATTTAAAGGCCGGTGTTTTCATTAGTGTTCGGGGAACCGTAACAAACAACACACTTTCATATAATGATTTTTCGGGTAAAACTTTAAACCACCAAAAGCTTTTCCGGAAAATCGCAAAACCAATTCCAACAGTATCGCCTACACCTACACCCGTTGGGAATACTGGTATCTTGAATAATGGCGTCGAAATTTTAAACTATAAATCCCAAGATGCTGTATTTTATGGGCCAATAGATTCTATTGTTGTCATTTCTCCCGGTTCAGATTATGATGTTATCAATCCACCATTAATTGAGATTACAGATGAAACGGGATCTGGGGCTCTAGTCAACTGTGAAGTAACCGGTTCTTTAAAGGAAATTAGAATATTAAACCCCGGTCTTAATTTTAATTCCGAGCCTTCCATCACTATTTCTGGTGGTAATGGTAAAAACGCCAGGGCCAGGGCTGAAATTAGTCTTTTTGAACACTCTGCTATTTTTGAGTCTACTTCAATTATCAATAATGTCATCGGATTTACCACCTTTCACGGCTTTAACCACGCTGAAAAGGTAATCTTTAAACCAGATGGGCTAACTAAAGTTAGTGGAGTGACAACAAACTCTCAATATTTTACATCTAATGTTGATGCCCAGAGTATCAAATTGCATAAAAATTATTCTGATGCAATTTCGGGTATAAACACTATTAACTTAACTCCGAGTGGAATAGCTAACCATAGAATCGTTTCAGCTCTACCCAAAACAAAGGTTTCATCCGTTAATGTAGTTGATCCCGGAGAAGGCTATAAAAATCGTAAAGTTTCCGTTGACTATAGAGGAATTAGTATTGAAACAAATATAATCAATAAGAAGGGACACAACTTTAAGAGTGGTGAGCTGATCATTTATGAAGGTTATACTAACATTCCAATTTCAGGACTAACCACAAATAGAAGCTACTACGTTACAGCACTAAATGACAGCAGCTTTAAATTATCAGAAGTTGCGCCAACTGTTCCCGATCATTACTTTAAAACTGGTCAATTTGTAACTCTTACAAATTCTGGTAATGGAACACATTATTTCAACTATGAGCCCATCATTGTAAATATTGATGGAATTTCTGGAATTGGCACTTATTTTTCGGCCAAAATTCAGCCAATTTTCCGTGGTGAAATTACTTCAGTATTAGTTGAAAATGGCGGGGAAAAATATGGCCAAGAAGACATTTTAAATTATAATAGACAGCCAACAGTTAACGTCAAGAGTGGCGAATCTGCACAACTGCAGGCAATTGTAAATGGTGGAAAGATAACCCAAGTATTAGTAATCAATTCTGGCGTTGGATATAACTCACCTCCAGACATTACAGTGGTGGGTTCTGGTAGGGGAGCAAGATTAACTCCCATTATTGAAAATGGCGAGTTAAAGGATGTAAAAATTATTAATTCTGGTTATGATTACGATTCAAGAAATACTTACTTAACTGTAACTCCTGCCGGATATGATGCCAAAATTAGGGCCAATATAAAAAGATGGACCGTTAATAACGTTGAAAGACTATTTCATACAAATAAAATTGTAGATGATGATGGGATTATAACAAAAAGTATAAATTCAGACTACGGGTTACAATATACTCACGGATATGCCCCAAGAAAGTTAAGGGAAATCTTATCGGCAACGAAATATATTGCGGGCAATTTAACATATCAACCAGATTTACAGTTCGTAAATGGAACGGAAAGGGTTTCAGATTCTCATTCTCCAATTTTAGGTTGGGCATATGATGGAAATCCAATTTACGGACCATATGGATATGAAACGCAAACAGGAGGCGCCGTAAAATGTATAGAAAGTTCATATCAACTTTTATTAGATGAAAACAGACCGAACCTAACATTATACCCCCAGGGATTTTTTGTTGATGATTACAAATTCAGAAATACCGGCGATTTAGATGAGCACAATGGCCGTTATTGCGTGACTCCTGAGTTCCCTAACGGAACATATGCGTATTTTTCAACGATTTCCAAAAATACATATGAAACTGTTGGGGCTTTTGCTAATTATTTTAAACCCACTTTTCCATATTTTATAGGAAATACATATCATTCAAAAGTAATAGATTTTAATTTTATCTACTCATCAAATCAAGATTTAATTAATTTAAATACCACCGGTTGGTTAAGAAATGTAACCCCGTTTACATTAAATTCCAAAAATAGTTTCTACAAATATCTCATTCAACCCTTTAGTCAATATGAACAAACCTCAACAATAACAAGCATACTTCCCGGTTCGGTTGAGGGTGTTATTGTCTACGATGGTGGGAATAAATATAAAATTGGTGATAAGTTACTATTCAATAGCGGAATTTCGGGTGGTATAAATGCTGCAGCAGAAGTGTCGTCTTTATCTGGTAAAAATGTTTCTGCAATTAGCGTTGCTTCTACCTCATATTATGATGTTGAATTTACTCCAAATGCGCAATATGGAATTATAGGATTCTGTAAAGAGCCCCATTTGTTTCAGAATAATGATGTAGTAGGCATTTCAAATTTAAATCACAATCAGACTCAGCTGCAAAACGTCTTTAGAGTCTCGGTTGAAGGCCAAAAGTTTATATTAAATGCAAACCTGGATGCCCCATTTTTTACTGGAAATATAACATATCTTAACCTATATGGAAATCTAAATTATCCAAATATTAGAGAGAATGATATACTACAAATAAAAGATGAAAAGATAAAAGTATTGAATGTTGATAGGAAATCTTCAAGATTATTAGTAGAGCGGCAATACGCAGGAACGTTAGGAACTTCTCATATTGCGGGTACAGAAATAGTAGAGCTTCCCAGAAAATTCTTTATACCCATTGGCGGGCATGGGTTTACAAATTCTGCTATTAACAAAGAAATTTACTTCAATCCCTCTGAATCTGTAGGTGTTGGTATTGGAACTACAATATTCTTTTCAAATCCAGGAGTAGGGCCAACGAGTATTTTTGTTCCTACAAGAACGATATACATACCTGAACATGCCCTAACAACTGGAGAGAAGTTAATCTATAAAAACAACGGGGGCACGCCATTTAGTGTAACGAGCGGACCATTAACTTATCCCCTGGCCGATGGTTCAATCTTATATGTTGTAGCATATTCCGGCGATTTTGTTGGCCTTTCCACTGAAAAAGTTGGTGTGGGTTCCACTGGAAATTATGTCGGCTATAATACTACAAGTGCCGCGAAAATTCTTTACTATAACAGCACTGGCTCGGGGAATAAGCATAGCCTATTGACTTCTTACGATTCAACTAGAGCCCAAGTTGATAAAAATTTAGTCTCAGTTTTCACTGAATCGGTTTCAGGCTTGGCTCCCAATGACCAAATTATCGTAGATGTGCAACCACAAGATGATCAAATTATCAAAGTTTCATATAATAAAGAAACTCAAAGGCTTCTTCTAAATCCTAGAACTTTTGCGTCTATGGATGTTGTTGATAATTTTATCACCGTTAAAAATCATAGGTATTATACAGGCAAAAAGTTAATTTATACTTCAAATTCTCCAACAATTGGTCTAGAAAATAATGGAATTTATTATGCAATTGTCATCAATTCAGATAAAATTGGCCTGAGTAGATCTTACTATGGTGCAGTAGTATCTAATGAATTTGTAGAATTGAATGGTAATTCTCCGGGGGCGGTCTCTGAAATCAATCCGAGTATTGATGTTATCGGCGGTAATTCTGTAATATTTGATTTATCTGATTCTTCTCTTTCGGAATTTAACGGCTTTGAAACTGTCCCATCGTTTGATTTTGATGTTTTTACTGATGACAATTTCTCCAATAAATTCTACACAACATATGAAACTAGCAATTTTAACTTAACCAAAAGTGGAAAAATTGGTATAGACCCTACGGCCAATGTTACACTAAAGAATGACGGCAATTTGCCGAACGAGTTATATTATAACGTAATTTCTAAAACAGACAAAGCAGTTTATACTGATAGAGAATATAATAACAATTACAACAAAATTAACTTTACTGAAAGTTATTATTCTGGGTCCTATGTGGTTAGCGGCGTGGGCACCACTGCATTTTCTTACACGATACCAAATATTCCAGAAAAATCTAGCTATAATGGAAATGTAAAGTACATCACAAATTCCAGTAATGCAACAGGGCCCATTGACAAAATTACGGTCACTTCCGGTGGAGGTGGATACCAGTTTCTTCCTGGAATTAGTTCAGTTACCACAAAGAATGGTTCCAATGCAATACTTGAAGTGGTTAGTAGTTCAATCGGAAGAATAAACAGTGTAAAAATAAATGATATAGGATATGACTATCCGGCGGATTTATCTTTGAGTCCGTTAACTCAAACCCCATTAGTTCTCAAAGTAAATCCTCAAACAACACTAAAACATGTTGGTATTGCCTCTCAAGGTAAAAATTATATTTTTCCACCTTCTTTAGTATTATTAGATGGGCTAACATTAAAAAAGGTTCCAGACGTAGACCTCAGATATGAACTGGGCGATAGCGAGGTAACAATATTTAAAAATAGTAAGGGAATCAATAATGTTTATCCCATAATTATTCCGACAAATAATTCAAATGGTATTCAAATAAATTCAATTGCATATAATTTTATTACCAAAAATGTAACAGTATTTTTGTATCAAGGGTATAGCAATCTTTCTGATTTCCCCTTTGCGGTTGGGGATAAAGTATTAATTGAAAACGTTGCAATTATTGCAGATCCTGGCGCCAAAGGATATAACTCTTCATCTTATGATTATTCAAGATTCACTATTACACAAATTAACCCAAACATTGGCGGGGCTAATGGCTCTATTACTTATAGCCTGGCAGACAAATTAACCGCAGGTGAATACCCTGGCGTATTTAATACATCTGTTTTTTCTGGAACAGTGGTTCCAGAAAAATTCTTCCCACAATTTACAATTGATTTAACCAAGAACTCTTTTCTAAAAGACGAAATTGTTACCTCAAATAATTTCTCAGGTATCGTTCAATTTTGGAATGAGGAGAATGAGTTCTTAACACTCTCTTCAACAGATGATTTATATCCTGGGGCATCAATTTTAGGTGCAGATTCACTTTCGCTTGGAACTGTCAGTAAAATCTATAACTTTAAATCAAAATATATCACAAATTCATCCTCCATTGTGAAAAAAGGTTGGAATACTGAAAGAGGGTTTTTCGATAATGAATTTCAGAGAATCCAAGATAGTAATTATTATCAATCCTTTGCGTATTCTTTAAAATCTACAATTGACTATGAAACCTGGAATAATCCAGTGAGCAGCCTGACCCATATTGCAGGATTTAAAAAATTTGGAGATTTTATCATAGAATCCACACCGTCAAGTGGCATCAAGACTGAACAAAATGATTCCCTTTTTAATCTCAATATATCCAGCATTTCGGAAGTTGACTTAAATGCTATTGTTGATTATGATTTAGGCACGGAAAATAATTTTAAAGTTGGGGCGAATCTTGCATCTAATCAAATTTATTTTAAGAATAAAATATTACAAGATTATTCACTGGTAGTCGGAAATAGAGTTCTAGTTATTGATGATATTAGCCCGAAATTTGATGGCATTACCAGCCAGTTTGACCTAACCAGCCGCAATGATGATATTTTTCTTAGAAAATTTGATGGCAGCAGTCAATCTATCGTTGATATTCAAAATAACAGTATAAAAATACCAAATCATTACTTCACTGATGGTGAGAAAGTTACATATTCCTATATTGGTAGTCCAATAGGAATACAGAGCACAAATATCGCAGGAATAGGTATTACAGATAAATTGCCGCCAACTTTATATGTTGTAAAATATAGTGAATCTGAAATAGCATTAGCTATTACTGCTGAAAATGCTATTAAAAGTAAACCAATACCCCTGATTCTGTCTAGTGTTGGAATTGGTAGCACACACATAATAAAATCAACCAATCAAAATAGTAAGGCTATCATAACTCTGGGTGGCATCATACAAGCTCCAATTGCGGCTACTGCGACCTCAACTACAATTAATTCATCTGTAGGGATAAGTGTAACAACATTTTCTTTCCGGGGTATTGGAGATTTCGCCAGTGGTGATTATGTAAAAATTGATGACGAAATAGTAAAAGTAATTTCTGTTGGAATCGCATCAACCAATAGCGTTGGAGTTAACCGGGCATGGGTTGGAACTAACGCTGCAGCCCATGCCGCAAATTCTACTGTTTATAAAATACAAGGTAATTACAATATTGTTGATAATACTATACATTTTGTAGAGCCCCCTAAAGGACCGTCGCCAATGGGAACAGTTGGAGGCTCACCCGAGGATGTTGATTATGTTGGCATTACCTCATTTCTTAATTTTAATGGTAGAGTTTTTATGCGAAATGGTATCAAAAATACTTCAAATGATGCGTATTACACCAATTTCGTTTTAGATGATATTTCTAGTGGGTTTAATGGAATCTCCTCATCTTTTACACTAAAAAGTAATTTCCAAAATATTACTGGAATTGCTACAGATACTGGTTCAATATTAATTAATGAAGTTTTTCAAGTTCCATCTGAATTGTCAGGATTTAATAGAGCATATAATAGTTACACGATTTCACAAACCGCTGGAATATCCTCTATTAGGTTCCTAGGTGCCCCTACAACACAGGTGAATGACGTAAATGGTTCCGGACTACCAATAGGGGGAGTTATCGTTTCTATTGGCTATAGTCGTGGGTATGGGTTACAACCGCTCGTTTCCGCTGGAGGCACAGCTAATGTTTCTTTAGCTGGGACCATTACATCAATAACTGTTAATAATCAGGGTTCGGGATACCGGTCTGGTCTTCAAACTGTAATGGTTAGTGCATACTCGCCAACCTCTGGATTATCCACCTTCCAGAATGTTGGTATAGCTTCAGTTCTAAATGGAAACGTCGTTTCTGTTAATCTGATAAATCCGGGGGCAGGGTTTACATTTACAAATCCACCCACAATAAAATTTGATGCGCCCCTTCCATATGTAAATATACCCCTATTATCTTCTGGAATAGGAACGGGAGCAAGAGCTAATCTCACGGTTGGCATCAACTCTAGTGTTGTAGATGTTGAAATAGTTAATCGCGGGTTTGGATATAAAAAAGGTGATATTTTAACCGTAGCTATCGGGGGTACTGTAGGAATTCCGTCTACACTAATACCACCTCCACTGGCCGGCCCTCAATATTCCGATTTTAAAATTCTGGTGGATGAGATTTATAATAATGAATTTTCCGGGTGGTCTTTTGGTCAATTACAACTTATTGACCCAATTGAATCTCTATTTGACGGAAATAGACGCTCATTTCCACTCAAAATTGACAATGAATTAAGAAGTATTAGGACCGGCTACAGTTCACTAATTGACATTAACAATATCTTTCTTGTTTTTATAAACGGCATTCTTCAAGTTCCAGGTGATAGTTATTCCATTACTGGTAGCAGTTTTATAACGTTCAGCGAGCCCCCCAGAGAAAATTATTCATGTGCAATTCTATTTTATAGGGGTTCCGGGTCAAATGACGTTATTGATGTCGATGTTGTTGAAACGGTAAAGCCGGGGGATTTAGTTAGACTAGAAGATGATTTTTATTACGCCGAAACCGATAGATTAGTTTCTGGTGTACCGTCATCCGATACCGTTAACACTATCACGTACACTGGAGTCGGGGTGACCGAGGATGAATCCTATACTAGACCAATAAGATGGAGAAAACAAACCGAGGATCTCTTCATAAATCAAACCGAAGTTACTAAAAATAGAGAAATATATGAGGATATTATAGAACCATCAACGAATATCCTCAAATCTGTTGGTATTAATACGAATATACTATTCGTTGAGAACGTTAGAACCATATTTGACGATGAGCGGGAAAATACTGTTCAAGATTATAGGAACGAATTGAGAATCATTTCCCAAGATGAAGTTAGAGTTGCTATTGCCACTGTAACTGTATCAAATTCCGGCTCCATCGTTTCTGCAACAATTCTGGATGGTGGAAAGGGTTATATTACTCCCCCCACAATTTCATTCCCGATTCCAGTTGGATTTACAACTGCATCAAGAGCATATGCTACTACATTTATCTCATCGGGTTCAATAAGTTCAATAACCATAAACTCCCCCGGCGCTGGATATACTTTCACATCCCCACCACAAGTTATGTTTGAACATCCTAAAAATATATTTGTGGATGTAACAACCAGCAGTTATGAAGGCGATTTCGGTTTGATTTCAGGTGTAGGTACTTCTTCAGTCGGAATTGCAACAACCGCCCTCATATTTGATCTTTTTATACCTCAAGATTCATTCCTTAGAAATTCAAATATAGTAGGCACGGCGATTCCGGTTAGTGGTATTCAAACTGGTTACTATTTCGTGGTTAAAAATTCACATCTTGGTAATGGAACCGTGTCGTTAGATGAAACTGGAGCTTTAATTTCTACCGGAACAACCTATCTCGATAATGTCTATAAGGTTTTATCTGTTTCAATTGCCAGTACAGTTGTTTCAGGAATCGGAACAACTTCTATTGCTAGAGTTATAACACCTGTGCAAAATAACAATATTGGAATTGCCTTAACGAATTTTTATGGAACTTATAGTTGGGGTAAAATTACTATTCCAGATGGCGTATCATCAGACAAATTTACAGTTTATAATAATGGAATTTCCGGAATAAATACTTCCCCCATAATTAAAAGAATTAATCCCCTCAAATATAAAAATTACACATAAATAGCTAAAAAGAATAATATGTCTGCAATAATTACAGAACAACATAGAATATCACTGGCAAAGAACTTTGTAAATTCTGTGTCTACTGGTAAAGACACATATTATACCTTTATTGGCCTACCTAATGCAACGGAGTATCAATCATCCTGGAACGTAAATCCGCCTGCACCGAAAGATAGTTTTGACCAAGAGAACGATTATTGGGATACAATGATCGCACTCAAAAAAATATATACGAATAATGTTAGACTTGTAATTAAAAATTCAACCTGGACATCTGGCACAATTTATGATATGTATCGCAATGACATTACCAGAACTAACGTCTCCAGGCCGTCTGGTGCAACTACACTCTATTCCTCGGGTTATTATGTAGTCAATGAAGATTATAAAGTTTATATTTGCCTTTTCAATGGCTCCGACCCCGAAAACCCTAATGGTAGACCATCATTAAATGAACCGACTTTCACAGATTTGGAACCAAGAGGTGCCGGAGATGGTGGGGATGGATACATATGGAAATACCTTTATACAATTAAACCCAGTGATATTATTAAATTTGTTACTGCAAATTATATTCCGGTCCCCTCGGATTGGGAAACAAATTCAGAATATTCACCAATAAGAAATAATGCAACCAATGGTGGACAAATAAAAATTATAACTATTGCCAATAGGGGAGTATCGGTTGGCGCACCAAATACTGCCTACAGTAAAGTTAAAATTGTAGGAGATGGTTATGGAGCAGAAGCAACGGTCGTCATCAATAATGATTCAAAAGTTGATTCTATAACTGTGACAAAAGGTGGAACGGGTTATACATATGGCACCGTTGATTTGAGTTCTGCAAATATTCAAGTCGGAACTTTAGCCCCAGTGTTTAATGTAATTATTCCACCAAAAGGTGGACATGGTTACGACATTTACCGAGAATTAGGTGCAACTAAGGTGATGTTATATGCTAGATTTGAAAACGACCCAACAAATCCAGATTTTATTATAGGAAATCAGACCGCGAGATTTGGAATTGTGAAGAATGCCCAAACATTTGGTTCAACTACACTATTAAATGCTGATAGGGCCAGTGCCCTGTCTGCAATTAAAGTTTCTGGGGCAAATTTAAATCCAGACACATTTCCTGTAAATTCAACTTTCACCCAGACTATTGGCGTAGGGGCAACCGCTATTGGAAGAGTTGCCTCATTTGATTATACAAATAATGTTTTGAAATACTGGCAAGATCGTTCCCTAGCCGGGTTTAATCAAGATGGGACGCAAAATCCATCTCCAACTTATGGATTTAATTTGAACGCCTTTACTAGCACCCCCGATGTTGATGGTTCACTTAACTTAATTTGCAATTCTAGTGTTGTACCGATTGATAACACCTTTAACGGCGACTACAATACAATAAATAATAATTATCTAGGGCAAAACTTTACAAATGGTATATCAAATCCCGAAGTAAAGAAATATTCTGGAGATATTATTCATGTTGACAATCGGCCATCTACACCGAGGTCTATCAATCAACAGGAAGACGTTAAAGTAATTTTGCTATTCTAATTCCCAATGCCCCAGGAAACAAATTTAAATATTACTCCATATAACGATGATTTCGATCCTAAGGATAATTATCATCGTGTTCTTTTTAAACCCTCAAAGCCAGTCCAAGCAAGAGAAGTTAATAATTTACAATCAATCTTACAAGATCAAATTGAAAAATTTGGAAGTCATATTTTCAAAGAGGGTTCTATTGTAATTCCCGGAAATATTGATTACGATAATAATTTACAAGTAGTAGAACTTCAAAATTCTTATAATGGAATTAGTGTATCTACATACATTCCACTACTGGTTGGTAAAACTATTATAGGCAAAACGAGTGGTATTAGAGCAAAAATAATATTAGTTAGAACCCAAAACGAATCGTTAAGAGGGAATGCTTCACTATATTTGAAATATATCGGTTCAGATTCTACAAATGGAACTGCCGAACTTTTTGCAGATGGTGAAGAGATTACATTAGAAACTTCTGTTAATGTAACAATTTCAACCGGAGAGACAGTTGTTTTCACGGCGGGTGAGACATTTGCGGCCACTATTGCAAGTAATTGCAATTCTGTTGCATCCGCAGTTACAGTTTCAGATGGTGTTTATTTTATTAGGGGAAATTTTGTAAACGTTTATAGGCAAACTTTACTATTAAGTCAATATACCAACACACCTTCCTATAAAGTCGGGTTTTTCGTTGAAGAAACCATCATCAATTCTTTTAACAAAATTGAACTCCTAGATAATGCCAATGGATCGCCAAATTATACTGCACCGGGCGCTGACAGGTTATCAATTCAGTTAATCCTCACAAAATACGGAGTAAACGAAGATAAGCCTAGTAATTTCGTTCAACTTTTAGAAATTAAAAATGGAAATCTAATAGATACACAGGAAGTTTCATCGTATAATATTTTAGAGCAGGAGTTTGCAAAAAGAACATTTGATGAATCTGGAAATTATTATATAAACCCACCAGTAGTATCTATTAGTGAATCCTTAAATAACCTTTTGGGTAATAACGGTATTTACAATTCTTCAGATGTAACCTATAGCGGAAATACACCTAGAGATGAATTGGGCATATATCACATATCACCGGTAAAGGCATATGTTCAAGGTTACGAGTCAAAAACGATAAGCCCAACTTTTATTGATTTTCCGAAACCAAGAACAACCAAATTGTTAGAGAAGCAAGAGCTTGTATATTATACTGGCTCCAGCCTAACTCTAAACAGAGTTTATGGGTCTCCTAACATTGGCATTTCAACAAACTATACAATAAGTCTTAGGGACTCAAGAATAGGTAACAACCAAACTGTAGCAGCCGGAAATGAAATAGGTCTAGCGCGAGTATATGACTTTGCTCTTGAATCCGGTTCATATTCAACAACTAATCCTAACCTAAATGAGTGGGATATTTCACTATTTGATGTTCAAGGGTACACTGAAATAACTCTCAATCAGAATTTAGATAGCAACACACTCTACAATATCCCTTGCCAAGTTTTAGGTAAATCAAGTGGAGCAACAGGGTTTTTACGCTACGATTCGAGAAATAGCGGAATTACGACCATTTATGATATTAGGGGCACATTCTCTGTAGGCGAAAAGCTCGCCTTTAATGGTATTGAAAATACTAGAGTATCCACCGCCGTTACTTCTTATTCTTTAAATGATGTAAAATCCCTATATGGTGTGGTTGGAACTGCTTATACGTTCACTGCAGATGTTAAACAATATTCTAATTTACAAATTGGTCAAGTAAATATAAGTGCCGTTGATTCTGGAAGTGGAATTTCAACCGTAACCCGAACCTCGGATACTTTTATAGGAAACGTCAATGTTGGAAATATTGTAGCTTTTTCAACACCGGGCTTAACTACCAGCACATTTGCAAAAGTAACTAAAGTCAACTCCAAAACTCTAACAATAGTTGGAGTATCTTCCGTAACTGGTATTTGTGATGGTAAATTACCTACAACTACGATTAACCCATCAGATTTCACTATCCTTTCTTCGCAATTTACGAAATCGCAGGATAATACTCTATATACAAAAATTCCAAAAGATAAAGTATCAAATGTAAATCTTTCAAATTCTAGTCTAGTTATCCGAAAACAATTCAATGTTACTATTTCAGCTAATGCTGTTGGTCCAATTTCAGCAGATTCGGATGAAACTTTTCTGCCATTTGATGAAGAACGTTATGTTTTAATCCGAGAAGATGGAACAACTGAAGCATTATCTCCAGACAAATTTACATATGGAAATGGTTCATCAACTTTATCTATAGGCGGTCTTGGGAGTAACACCAATGCAAAACTTATTGCAACGCTAAGAAAAGTAAACATTAGCGAAAAAGTAAAATACAAAAATAGAATCAATATTGTTACGTTTGATAAGTCAAAATATAGTGCATCTGGTATAGGAACCACCACTTTAAATGATGGACTTTCTTATGGGAATTATCCATATGGATCGCGGGTTCAAGATAATGATATTTGTTTACTCACTCCGGATGTTACTAAAATATATGGGGTTTTTGAATCTTCCACAGTAAATTCTGCAGCCCTACCTAAACTAACCCTCTCATCAATTAATGGTCAGACAAATAAGACCGGAGATCTCCTTGTCGGCGAAAAGTTTATTGGCACAAACTCTAAAGCTGTAGGCATTCTTGTTAGGACAGTTAATGATCTCAGTATCAATTTTGTTTATTTAAATTCGGCTAATTTTATTGTAAATGAATCTATAACCTTTCAGGAAACGGGAGTTACTGCAACTATATCAGCTAGTGAAAACGGAGATTCGGACATTACCTCACACTTTTCGTTTGATTCTGGTCAAAAATCCACAATTTATGATTATTCAAAAATTTCAAGAAATCCAAACATAAAAGAGCCAAATAAAAGATTGACAGTGATATTTGAGTCTGCTAATTATTTAAATTCAGATGTTGGCGATATTGTGACCTCAAATTCCTACAGGAATTTTGATTACTGTGAATTGGGTAACGTGAATGGAATTTCATTAGCAGACATTATAGATGTCAGGCCGAGGGTATCTCAATATAACATAACAGAGAATTCAAGATCTCCTTTTGAATTTTTAGGCAGAGATTTTTCAAATAACTCATCCAATCCTAAAAATATTTTGGCATCAGATGAATCTATTAATCTTGATTATTCTTTTTATCTACCCAGGTATGATAAGTTATTTTTAACTAAAAATAGTCAAATTCAATTAGTAGTGGGAGTTCCAGCAGAATTACCACAGCCGCCAAATTCTATAGACAATGCACTGGAAATTGCCTCAATTTATCTGCCCGCATATCTCTGCAATACGGATGACATAAATATCCAACTTGTATCACATAAAAGATACAGAATGGAAGATATTAAAAAACTTGAGGACAGAATTTCAAATTTAGAATATTACACATCTTTGACTCTACTAGAGACTGATACTGCCAATCTATTCATACCAGACACTTCAGGATTAAATAGATTTAAGTCCGGCTTCTTTGTTGATAATTTTAATTCATCAACTACCCAACAAAAAGATACAATAATAAAAAACAGTATTGATATTGACAACGGTGAACTTCGCCCCAGCCACTATACCACAGAGATAGATCTCATTATTGCATCAAATTCTATTGTTGGAATAGGAACAGTTGCGGATACGCTTGTAGACCTAAAATATTCAAATGATTTGATTGGTTCAAATGTAAAGAAAACCGGTGAGCTGCTAACTTTAGATTATGATGAGGTTGTAGAAATCGTTCAACCATATTCAACTAGAGTAGACAACGTTGCTTCTTATCGCAATAATACATTTAGTGGCACTATCATACTTTATCCCTCCTCAGATGTATGGGCTGACCAAGTAACAGTTTCCACAAAAAATGTTACGGTGGCATCAAATTATACACCTTCTCCGCAGCAGCTTTCGTCACTTGGTCTTGATCAGCAATCGGGGTTTAATCCAGTTTTATGGGATTCTGTATCTAAAATATGGTCTAGCGGCAATAGCCTTCTTAGCAGTCAAGTTATTCCTTATCTTCGCTCTAGAAATGTTGAATTTACAGCCAAAAGAATGAAGACGTTAACGAGATTATATCCGTATTTTGATGGAAGGTCTTTTGATAAATTCATAGTGCCCAAACTAATAGAAATATCAATGATTAGTGGAACATTTAGTCCAGGTGAAGTTATAGTTGGAACAAACAGCAATACCGATGTAAAAATTAAATTTAGATGTGCTGCTAGTAACCACAAATATGGACCATATAACTCACCAACCGTAACATACAAACAAAATCCATATTCATCCGATAAAACCATTCCAGAGTTTTATTCGTCAACAACCACCATTTTAAATGTTGATACTTATAGCCTGGCCAATATGGTTCAAGGTGATTTTGGTGGATACATTGATAGCGGCATGACCCTTAAAGGACAAACTTCAGGGGCCGAGGCTAGAATTAATCCTATTATTAAGTTGGTAACAGACAGTTCTGGAGATTTGATTGGCTGCTTCTTTATTCCAAACCGAAATAATAATCAAAATCCCTCTTTTGAAAGTGGAACAAGAGTTTTTAGATTAACCAATAGTCCAACAAATTCTTTAATCGACGGGGCGGCTACAACATTCTCCGAGGAAAAATACTACTCGTCTGGTAGGCTCAACTCAATTGAACAGAATATAGTTAGAAATGAGCCTCCTCAAACTCCGCCACCTCCAATTACACCCATTTATTACCCCCCCGTAGCTGCTAATACCCCAGCTACCCCAGTTTATTATACTCCCCCAGTTTCTACACCTCCACCAGTTTCTGCACCTCCAAGTGTGCCAAGGGTTTCTACGCCTCCACCAGTAGCCGTAATAGCTAGCCCGCCACCTCCACCAGCAGCGCAAGTGCCAAATCCCTGGTCGTCTGGTGATATTGATATTCGCAGTAGTAAAATTACAGCGTCCGCTGAAGGTCAAAGATTAGTTGATAGTATTAATGCGAAAAATGGCACATCATTTACGGTCGATCAACTAAGGAATAAGGCTGGAATTAAAAACATTAATAGCGTTTCAGATCTCAATCAATTAAATGATGCGGCCAGGGCTCTTGCTGGCCGGTAAATAAATAGTATATCAAATTAGAAAAATAAATGAAGTTAGTAGATCCGATTGCACAATCTTTTTTTGTTAATCCAAATAGTGGATACTTTGTAACTTCTTTGGATTTATTTTTCTATAGTAAAGATGCAGATTTACCTGTAACAGTACAATTGCGCTCTTTACAGTACGGAATACCGACAGATTCTGTGTATCGCCATGGCGAAGTGGTTCTAACGCCCGATAAAATTTCAACTTCCAATGATGGAACTCTAGCAACTAGAGTAACATTTGACTCCCCGGTTTTTCTTAAAGGTAATGAGTTTCATTGCATCGGCCTATTGTCAAACTCTGATCAATATCTTGTTCATATTTCTAGATTAACCGAGAAAGATTTGGCTTCCGATTCTAATAGTGCAGTTTTTGTAACAAAGCAACCTCTTTCGGGCTCTCTTTTTAAATCGCAAAATGGAACAACCTGGACACCAATACAAAGTGATGATTTGAAATTTACACTCTATAGGGCAAATTTCAAATCAACATCCGGGGACATCAATTTTTACAATTCAGAACTTTCATTTGCAAATCACCAAATTGCAAATCTTGTCAATAACCCATTAGAGATAAATTCCCGAGAAGTTAGAATAGGTTTAGGGGCAACAATACAGCCAACAAACATCACACCGGGAAACAGATTAACCCAAGTCAATTCCACTGGTAATGGCATTTACGTTGGCTTTGCGGGTTCTGCTACCTCTACCCTTAATGTTATAAATTCCGGTATAGGATATACACCCTCAATGGGCTCATTCACATTTAATAATGTAGCTCTAACATCTTTAACCGGAAATGGTAGAAATGCAACTGCAAATATTACAGTTTCAAATGGTTCTATTAGTTCAATTGGTGCAACAATTAACACTGGCGGAAACGGTTATTTGATTGGAGATGTTTTAACTGCACAACAAATTGGTTCATCTAACCTAGGAATAAATTTACAACTTTCGGTTCAAAACGTTGCGGGTGTAAACGAACTTATAGTTGATAATGTTCAGGGTGAATTCATTTCAAATGATTCCTCTAAAACTTTAACTTATGTAAACGGCTCTGGTATAACCAGTGACATCTATTTTTCAAATTCAACAAAAGCATTTCCCAATAGCTTAGTCGTAAATAAAAATGGTGAGCATATTAAAGTAAATCATAAAAACCACGGAATGCACTCTAGCACTAATAAAGTAATAATAAGAAATATTTCTAGTGATATAAATGTTACAAAATTAACCACTGATTATTCAAATACTACAACCGGTAATATTGCTATTCAAGATTCAACCGATTTTACTATATTTGAAAACGTAGCCGTATCCGCCGCAAATCCCGGTTATATTCTAATAGGCCAGGAAATAATTGCATATACGGGCATTTCAGGTAATAATTTAACCGGAATTGTCCGCCAAATTGATCAGACTTTAGCGGGTTATTATCCATCACTCACTACCATAATGAAGTATGAGTTAAATGGTGTCTCTTTGCGGAGAATTAATAAAGAGCATACTCTCGGAGATTCTACCGAATCCAATTCTATTGGTTTAGATTACTATAAAGTTAAAATAAATTTTACAAATACCACAAATAATCCAAATCTACCACAAGGAATAACAGATAGGAGTTCGGGATCTCCTTTAGGAAGACTTTTCTTTGAGCAGGATAAATCATCCGGCGGATCCAAAATTCAAGCCACTCAAAATATTGCATTTGAGATAGTTCATCCACTAGTTGACGCCACAGTTTTTCCGCAAACAAATCTGTCATCAAAATTGAGGACTATAACTGGAACGAGCATTGGTGGTAGAGAGTTATCATATGTTGATTCAGGGTTTACTGAGATCAATTTAAATGAAAATAATTATCTAAATTCAACAAGAATCGTGGCCGCCAAAGTTAATGAGAAGCAGAATTTGAATTCACTTATTGGAAATAAATCGTTAACACTTAACATGGAATTAAATACACAAAATTCTTACGTGTCGCCCACGATTGAACTTCAAAGAGTTGCAATGAGTTTTACTACCAATAGGGTTGACAATTTAATTACAGATTTTACACTAGACGATAGAGTTTCCACCCTAAAGGGGGATCCTTCGGCTTTTGTCTATGCAAATCTTCCAATTGAACTTAAACTCCCAGCAAATGCAATTAAAATATACCTAACAGGTCACATTAACGTATTTAATGAAATCAAATGTTTATATTCAGTATCAAACACCAGAGATGTGGACTTAGTATATTATCCATTCCCCGGTTATAGTAATATAAACTCGTTTAATAAAGTTATTGACCCATCTAAAAATAGTGGCTTATCTGACTCTAAAATTATCAAAACGGATGCTCTAGGGTTTGAGGGTTCCAAAGTTAATTATAGTGAATACACCTTTACGGTTGATAATTTACCATCATTTAGGTATTATAGCATTAAATTAGTTGGAACCTCAACCAATCAGGCGTTTCCCCCAAGAATTAAAGATCTAAGAGTTGTTGCCCTAGCCGGTTCTTATTAATGAAACATACTAAAATAGATGGTCACCCGGATCTAATTCGTGACGTGGAAACTAATGCAATATTAAATAACAATAAAAACGAATATGAAAAATACTTATTAACAACACAAATTAAAAAAACCCAACAATCTAAAGTTGAAAAAATTGAAGAAGAAGTTGATACATTAAAAGATGATATGGCCGAAATAAAAGAGCTTTTAAAAACGGTCTTAAGTAAATTTCAATAACCTTTATACATAGTAGTAGTGCTTATTCTAAAATAATGGCCAAACCTGCTAGCCGTCAACAATTAATTGATTATTGTTTGCGCCAATTGGGTGCTCCAGTGATAAACATCGCTATTGCCGATGAGCAACTAGATGATTTGATTGATGATGCTCTACAATTGTTTCAAGAGCGGCATTTTGATGGCGTTATGCAAACATATCTCAAATATCAAATAAGACAAGAAGATGTTGATAGATCTAAGGGTCCAGTTGGAATTGCAACAACTTCAATTGACGGTTACAATTTTTCAGAGACTGCAAATTATATCAAGATTCCTCCACATATAATTGGAGTCAATAAGATATTTAATTTTTCTATGGGTAGCACCCTTTCTAGTGGCCTTTTCAATATTAAGTATCAACTATTTTTAAATGATCTATATTATTGGGGTTCAATGGAACTTCTTTCTTATACAATGGTCCAAAGGTATCTTGAAGATATTAATTGGATTTTGAATCCGGAAAAAGTCGTTAGATTTAATAAAAGAGGAGATAAATTGTATATTGATATGAATTGGTCCGATGTTGATGTTGGTAATTATATTGTTATTGATTGCTATAGAGCGATGGATCCTTCTGAATCTGATAAGGTATGGAATGACTCATTCGTCAAACGATATGCAACCGCCATCATCAAACGCCAATGGGGTCAAAACCTGATTAAATATCAAGGAATGAAACTTCCCGGTGGAGTGGAATTTAATGGCCGCCAGATTTATGACGATGCGCAAAGAGAAATTGACAATATAATGGAAAGAATGACATATGACTATGAAATGCCACCATTTGACCTTATTGGTTAATTATGCTCAATCCTTTCTTTCATAACGATTCAAAAGTAGAACAGGGGTTCCTTCAGGATCTAATCAACGAATCTATTAAAATCTACGGCGTAGATGTTTTCTATCTACCGAGGTTTTATCTCACAAAAAAGCGTGTGATTCGCGAGGTTATTGAGTCGGAATTTAATAATGCCTATCCTATAGAAGCATATGTTGAAACTTATGATGGTTATGAAGGGGCTGGAACTTTGATGACCAAATTTGGCATTCAACCGATGAATGACCTAACTATAACTATTTCCAGAGAAAGATTTGAAACATATATTGCCCCGCTAATAAAAAGACTTCCAAATGTTGAACTGTCAACCCGACCCAAAGAAGGTGATTTAATATATTTTCCATTGGGTGACAGAATCTTTGAGATAAAATTTGTTGAGCACGAAAAGCCCTTTTATCAGTTAGGAAAAACATATACTTATAGTCTTAATTGTGAACTATTTCGTTATCAGAATGAGGTCATTAATACAAATATTGATATTATTGACGATAATGTTGAGAATGAAGGTTTCATTCAATCTTATGTAATGGTTGGTTCCGGTTCAAGCGCAATAGCAACCGCAAATGTTGTAAATGGTGGAGTTAGATTTGTAACGATGCTAAACCGAGGCTACGGATTTAGCACCTCGCCAACTGTAACATTCGGAACTGCTCCGGCTAGCGGTCAAACCGCAACAGGTGTTGCTGAAATGATTGGTGGTATTGTTGACATATGTGGCCCGGATCCAGATAAGTTAAGAGTTCAGGCTGTCAATATAATAAATTCAGGATTTGGCTATACCACACCACCTTCAGTGTTATTCAATGGTGGCGGCGGCTCGGGTGTTGAGGCATTAGCAACATTAGGCAATGGCGTTCTAAATTCTATCAGTGTTTCTAATGGCGGAAGTGGATATGTTGGAATAGTTACAGTATCATTTGTTGGAATTTCATCACAGCCCGCAGAAGCACGAGCAATCGTTCAAAATGGCGAAATAACCTCAATTCAACTAACCAATGCTGGGTTAGGATACACAACAGCACCCATAGTTGTCATATCCGATCCAGTATTCGTTGGCTATGGAACTTACATTTATAATGAGGTTGTTACCGGTAGTGCATCCAGTATAACCGCAAGAGTCAAAAGTTGGGATAAGCCTTCAGGTATTCTACAACTTTCTAATCCAACCGGAACTTTTGGTCAAGGTGAGACTATAACTGGCCAAGAAAGTGGTGCTACTTATAAAATTGAGATTCCAAGCTATGGAGACAATATATCAGATAAATATGCAGATAACATAGATATTGAAGAAGAATCTAAAACTATAATTGATTTTACAATTAAAAACCCATTCGGCGAATTCTAATGTTTGATTATTTTTACAACGAAACCATCCGTAAAGCTAGTATAATTTTTGGTACACTCTTCAATAATATTCAGATACAGCAGAGAAATGAAGAAGGCAAAATCTTTTTCAAAGGAAAGGTCCCAATTGCATATGGACCAACTCAAAAGTTTTTAGCCAGATTAAAAGAAGTACCGGATCTCAATAAGCCCATTCAAATTACATTGCCTAGGATGTCATATGAATTGATTGGCATAAGTTATGATTCTTCCCGAAAGGTAACTACAACTACTTCTTTTTGCTCTAAAGATATTAATAATAATGCAATGAGAATGACATTTATGCCGGCACCTTATAATATTAATTATGAGCTGAGCATAATGACACAACACAGTGATGATATGTTCCAAATTGTTGAGCAAATTTTACCATACTTTCAACCAAATTTAAAGGTTAGTGTTACATTATTAGATTCAATAGCAGAGAAAAGAGATTTAGATATTGTTTTAGATAATATCTCGACCTCAGATACCTATGAAGGTGATTTCAGAGAAAGACGTGCCCTCATTTATACTTTAAAATTTACAGTAAAAACTTATATTTTTGGACCAGTTTCATCTAATTCTTTAGATTCTCAGATAATCAAAAAAGTTTCTATTGGGCTTGTTGCCGGAGAATTAGCTAAATCTCCAATAAGAGATGCAGTTTTAGAGAGTACCCCAAGGGCAATTCAAAATTATACAGGTATTGTTGAAACCACTTTAACGAAAGAAGTTTCATTAACCGATGTGGTTATTGAAGTTTTAAATTCTAGCAATATAGTAGTAAATTCTTATATTGATATTGATGACGAGGAAATGCTAGTTGAAAGTAAGGATAATAATAAAATAAAAGTGAAGAGGGGACAAGATGGAACTACAATAAAAGTTCATCCAAATGGTTCTGAGGTCAAACGAATTACTTTAGAAGACAATTCCTTAATACCATATGATGATAGTTTTGGATTTACATTTAATAAGTTTTAAGGAGAAAAACGATGACTAGGACTCAAAAATTTACCAAATTAAATGATACTTTTAACATTGCAAATCCGGTTGATGTAGATGTGGAGATCGTTAAATCCGAGCCTGTTGTCAAGCCAACAGTCACAGATATTGAAACAGATTATAAGTATTCAAGAGAAAATTACTATAGTATTATAGAAAAGGGTCAAGAGGCTATTCAAAATGCTCTAGAGCTAGCCCAAGAACTTGATACGGCCAGAGGCTATGAGGTTGTTGGCCATCTTATTAAGAGTGTTTCAGATGCTGCTGACAAATTGATCAATCTTCAACAAAAGATGAAGGATATTGAAGACATCAGACCCAAAGGTCCATCAAGTGTTACTACAAATAATGTAGTTTTTACTGGAACAACTGCAGAAGCATTAAAGATGATAAAGAAACAATTTAGTGAGGAAACATAAATATTAAAAAGCTCTCTATTATTCAAATTAAATGAAGAAAGATACTGAAGGTTATATGTCCAATGTTGAATTAGAAACTATTGAGAAGAATATTAGACTATTAAAATCCAAAATTAAATCCAAAGATCAACAAATTCCCGCATGGATTCAATCCAAAATTACCAGAGCAGCAGATTATACAACCGATGCCGCTCAATATATGAATACTGGTGAACCCATAGAGGAATCCTCCTTTAAAATTAATCCAGAAGAACATAAAAACTCCAAACCCAAGCCAGGTACAAAGGCGGTCAGAAATATTCCAACAAGTAAGCTATCTTCTGTTCCCAATATTAGTAAAGTGACAAAAAATACACCACTTCTACCTAAATTTACTAAAGAGTCAGTCGTTGATAAAATATTAAATTCAATATATGAAGAGGACGCAAGCAACCCCGAAGAGAAAGAAACTGACTCAAAACCCGTAAGAAGTGTTCAAAAAATTGCCGAAAAGCATGGAGTTTCTGTCGAAAAAATACAGAACCAGTTGAAGATGGGTATCAAAGTTGAAAAAGAGCATACCACTAATAAAGAAGAAGCCGAAGGAATAGCCCTACAACATCTTGCCGAAAAGCCCGATTATTATAGTAGATTGAAGAAGATGGAGAATACTCAATCAGAATCTACTGTAGTTGCAGATCTTCTAAATGATATTCAGTTTGATTTTATTTCCGAAGTCAAAAAAATGAAAAAGGATCCCTGCTGGGATGGATATGAAATGATCGGAACCAAGAAAAAGCGTGGTAAAACTGTTCCAAATTGTGTTAAAGAGGTCACACTGCCCGTTCAAAATGGTCAAGTAATGCAGATTCTTTTCTCATGGAGAGGAAAGATAATGTCTTCTCAATTATTCTTTCCTCAAGTTAGAGTTCCAAATCGTAGAGAGGTTACAGATGCCATTCTTAAGGTTTATCCTGACGCAAAGGTATTAAACTACAAATTGGGTAGTCAAAATGTTGGCCAACCCCTAATTCAAGTTCCAAGTAAGCAATCAAAAAATTATCTACTCAATAATAAAACGATTGGCGAAGAGGCGGATATTATAGATGAAGGAATCTTAGATGGAATTAGAGATAATTTAAACAAGAGGCGAATAGAACGAGAAACCGCGAAAAGAAAAGAGCGCATTGAAAATTCTAGAAAGTCAAAGGAAACTCAACCTAAAGAACCAGAAGAGCCAAAATATAAGCCTTGCCCATGGGAAAATAGTGAAGATAATAAAACTGTAACCAAGCTGAGAAATGATGATAAGTTATTTGATAAAAAACGTAATAGTTTAAGGGAAGAGGGGCCGAGTCTATCTGTAGGTAGGGGTGAAAAACTTCCAGTATCAAGAGGCGGGGGGTTAACCCAAAAAGGGCGGGACCGTTATAATAGGGAAACCGGTTCTAATCTTAAGGCACCTGTAACCGGAGATGTTAAACCTGGAAGTGAGG